GAAGTAGTTCAACCGGTGCCGGATTTAGGAGAGTGAAGTGAATAGATTTTGTTTGATTTTTATAGGTTTACCAATGTTTCCGTTTCTAAGGTTTCAGTATAAATATTACCAGTTATGGGAAGCATGGAAGGCCGATTGGAATGGTATTGAATTAACAGGACAATGGAAAGATGGATGAATCAATAGAAGACTTATATAAATATATTGGAGTAATAATTAACTAGGAGGAATAGTTATGTTGAATCAAGATGCTAAGGAAATTCTTAGTGCTGTTATTGAGAGTGGAGAGGCAATAGCTGATGGGATTCAAGTTAGTGATATAGGAGTCCTTAAAGATATTGCCCAAGCTGTCTTTGGTTGGGAGGAAGGATTAGACAACCTTAAAGATACTCTTGCTCAGAGTCCTTGGGAAGTTTATGAGTATGTTGAGGAAGAGTTTGAGCTGCCTCAGAATGAGAAGCTTGAAGCTGTTGTTGAAAAGGGTATTGGACTTGCCCTGAATGGCTATGACTTTGTTCTAGCTATCAAAGCAATGCAGGAGGGATCAGAGGAAGAATCTGCAGATAATGGGTCTGCTGAATCAGAGGAATAAGGTTCTGATTCTATTCCTCATGGAGTTGAGTGGGGGCTTATCCACCCCTGCTCTTCTCTTTTGTTATACTAAACTGAGGAGAGAGTTATGATTAAGAAGTGGTATAAAAAAGCCAAAGCAGTACTGGCTAAGCGGTGGTTTCACAAGATGATTAAGTACATCAATAAGCATGAAGATTTGCTCTTACAGTATGTACCAGATAGAAAGATCAGAGTTGCTCTTGATGCACTTACTGACATTCTAGAGGGTCTTACTAAGTAGGAGATAAGCTTATGGCAGCTAGAGAGAAAAGGAATGGGCCTGATTTAGGGCCGACAGGAAGGAAGTGGTACAATAGTGACTTTGTTAGGTTGTTACTGGTGTTGGTTACAAGTGGAATGATTGGAGGAACTACCTCCTTTGTCTCAGATGGAGTGCAGGGAGACCTGATGCCTATGGAAAATCAGAGTGCTATTGAGCTCCTAGAACATGATCTAGAGAACTATATGGAATCTCATGAGAGAGAAGAAGATTTGGAGTATCAGATTCTTCTTGGGAAGCTTAGTGAACTCAAAGCTGCCATAGATCATATGAAAGATGACCTTAAGGAAGTTAAGGAAGATGTTAAAGATTTAAAGAATTTACATGTAGGAGGAAACTATGAAAAGGATTTTGTTCCTTTTAATTTTACTGATTCCAGTTTTGCTACTGTCACAGAGTAATCTGTGGACTTATAAGGTAGGGGAGTTTGAGATCAGAGATGCCTGGAGTGCTGGCTGGTTTACTTGGACGACTACTGGAGCTGACTCAATTCTAAGCTTTGAGTTTGTGCCTCAGACAGGATTTGACACTCCTTGGAACGGGCTATTAGGCTTTGCTTGTCAAGTAGATACAGCAGCTGGAACTGATGCTCTTGTGCAGAGTCAAGGAAATGTTCATTATATTCTTGAAAGGAAGCTTGCTGGTTCTTGGTGGAGAGTTGATACACTTGACTTCAGTGTTTATCAAGACTATGATGCTCAGAGTGATTCTACTATAGAAGCATTTAATCCAGAATCTCAGATAGGCAACTTGTTAATATATCAAACTGACCCAACATCAAGTGGTACAAGAGAGCTTGAGCAATATCCTCCAGGAGCTCACAGAGTAAGAATGGTATGCTCTGACTCAGTTTCATTTAAACAGTGGATGGAATGGAAACCGTACTAGCACAACCAGACATTAAGAATGCATCCCAAAATGGGATGGATCAGCTAACATATCGGGAATTACTGAAACAGGAAATTTTCAAGTGTGCTGACAATACTAGGCTTACAGCCAAGATGTTATTTCCTGATCTCTTTACGATTGACTTCTCAGTAATTCATGATCAGATACTTGATGCTATTGATAGTGAGCATAAGAAAATTGTTATAGCTGCTCCTCGTGGTATAGGTAAGACAACGATAGCTAGAACATTTGCAGCTAAAGCAATTCTCTTTCGACAAGTTCAGTTTATTATGTATCTGTCAAATAGTGCTGGTTCAGCTGAAGAGCAGACTGAGAATATTAAGTATGAGCTTCTTGGCAATACAAGGATTCAAGACTATTTTGGGAATATTAAAGATAGTGACTTTGACTATGCTAAGGATGATAGGTTCTCGAAGTTGGCTTGGGTAGCATTTGGTAGGACACTTGTCTTACCTCGTGGTTCTGGTCAGCAGGTTCGTGGGAGGAATTGGCGTGGTCAACGTCCTCAGTTAATAATTGTTGATGATTTGGAAGATAGAGAAGAAGTGAGAAATCCAGAGATACGAAAAGCTCAGCGTGAGTGGTTCTTTAGTGACTTGCTCAAATGTGTGGATCAGTTTAAGAAGGATTATAAAATTGTCTATATTGACACATTGAAGCATCCTAATTCCCTACTTCAAGGATTGTTAGACTCTCCCGACTGGCATTCTGTTCATCTGAGTCTATGTGATGATAAGCTTCACAGCTATGTACCAGAGTATATGTCAGACAAAGAGATTCGTATTGAGCTTGACAGGCATCGGAGGGATGGTATACCTCATGTGTTTTATATGGAGTATATGAACATTGTCACATCAGCAGCTGATGCAGCATTCAAGTCTGAGTACTTCCAATACTATAATGAGAGTGATCAAGAGTTTCAGGAGAAGCTCCTTAGTGGAGACATTGTGAACCTGATCCTAGTTGATCCTGCTAAGACAGTCGAAATGCATTCAGCATATAGTGCTATAGTTTGTTGGGGAGTAGATATCAAGAATCACCAATACTACTTCAGAGATGTAGTAGCAGAGAAGTTGTATCCAGATGAGCTGTATGATCAAATATACTTAATGGCTAAACGATATAAAGCCTACCCAATCGGAGTTGAAGTTACATCACTTAAAGAATTCATTAAGCAGCCGCTTGAGAACTATCTTCGAATGAGAGGTTTGCCGTATGAGCTGATTGAACTGACAGCCCGTCGAGGTACAGGTGAATATGCAGATAAGAATAGAGGTAAGGAAGGTAGGGTAGCTAGCCTAGTTCCAGACTATCGTCAGAAACACATCTGGCATAATAGAGCTGTATCCCATACTCTTGAAGAGCAGCTCCTATCTTTTCCAAGACCCAAACGCTGGGATGTTATGGATGCAGCTGCTTACCTGATTGAAATGTTAGAGAAGGGAGACCGATACTTCCTCCCTACAGAAGACCAAGTTTATGATATACCTAAAGATGAGTATGCAGAGCTGGAGCAGATGAATGAAGCTCCACCAAAGTTAGATTGGAGATTCTATGCCTAGAACGATAGACCCTACTGGTAATGAGAGTAGGGAAGCATTTCAGCCAAAGCACCACTATGACTACACCTATCCAGGAGATTTTGATTTTAGGCCTGGAACTGATTTGCATAATAAGATTGTCAAGATGGTTGTTAAGAGTGCTGAGGAGAGTCATGAGCACATGCAGGCACGATTTACTTCTTGGGATAAGATTGATAAGTCCCTCGTTGGCTATGTTGATCTGTCAGAGCAAGAGAGAGATGATAAGGATGTCGATGATCGTAAACCTATGTCTATTGTAATTCCGGTGGAGTTTGCAGCTTTAGAGACTCTACTTGCATACTTTGTAAGCACATTCTTACAAGACCCAATACTGCGCTATCTACCTGCAGGGCCAGAGGATACAATTAAAGTAGCCCTACTTGAAAAGGTTGTGAATCAGCAGATATATAGAATGAAGGTTGCTCTTGGAATGCACTCAATGTGGAGGAGTGCCTTTGCTTATGGGTTTGGAGCTGCATGTGTAGGCTGGAGAACTAAGAAAGGTTTTAGAACTAAGCGAACTCAGGAACGAAGCTGGTCTTTTATGTATCAGAAGTTTCTTCCTTGGATAACTGGAGCTGTTAGAGAATCAGTAGTTCAGTATGAAGGTAGTGAGATTGTTAATATTGATGCAAGAAACTTTCTACCTGATCCTAATGGACGTCTTGATGATCCTGATAGTATGGAAGCAGTTGGTTGGGTGGATAGAGATAGTATTATGAGCTTGCTGTCAGAGGAAGCTGAGGAAGGTTATGATGATTCTGCATTCTTTAATATAAGGTATGTTAGAGATTTAACAGATATGAAGAGTCAACTCTTTAAAGTGTTTGATTCATCTAGCAAGTACAGTACAGCACCTGATCCTAACACAACTGAAACAAAACCTTGTGATATTATTTATCGCTTTCATGACATAATTCCAAGTGAGATTGGACTTGGAGATGGAGACTATCCAGAGACTTGGCTGTTTGCTGTAGCAGCTGATAGAGTTCTAGTCCAAGCGTACAAGCTAAACTATGACCATAATAGAAAGCCTATTCTAGTATATGCTCCTGAATATGATGGGCATACAACAACTCCATTCTCACGTCTTGAGACACTCTATGGAATTCAGGAAACAATTAATTTCTTTTTCAGCTCTCATATTCATAATGTGAGGAAGGCCTTAAATAATATTACAATAGTCGATCCATACATGGTTAACTACGACGACGTAATCGACCCTAAACCAGGAGGGATTTGGAGGCTACGGAGGGCCGCCTGGGGTCGAGGTGTTGAGAATGCAGCTAAGCAATTCCCTGTAACTGATGTTACTAAAAATCATGTTGGAGATGTTGGCTACATGATGCAGATGGTATATGACTTGCTAGGAACTCCTGATCCTCTGCGTGGCATTATGAGTACAGGAGAACGTAAGAGTGCAACAGAAGCAAGAGGAGTCCAGACAGGTGGTATGTTGCGTCTGGCACGACTAGCTGCTATTTGTAGTATGCAAGTACATAATGATTTAGGCTTTATGTTTGCAGCTAATACGATACAGTTTATGGAGAAAGCAACCTCTGTAAGAATTACTGGAAGATGGGAAGAAGAGCTGAGAGATGTATATGGCTCAGATGAAAGTGTTATGGTAGAGCCAAGTCAGATTGATGCCTTCTATGATATGGAACCTCATGATGCTTTATTTCCTACTGCAGAGAATGGTGATCTTTGGGTACAGCTCTTTCAATCCATCTCAACATCAGAGGTGCTAGCACAGAAGTTTGATGTGGTTCGTATATTCAAGCATGTGGCAAGAGTACTTGGAGCAAAGAATTTAAGTGACTTTGAAATAAAAGCTAATGTACAAGCTCCTGATCAAATAGATCAAGGAGTTGATAAGGGTAACTTAATACCATTGGAGGAATATGGATAAGCAAAGAGGAGAGAAGGATTGGCCTAGCGAGCGAGAATACCACTCTACTCCTGTTCAGATGAAGGAGTTTGTGGGTAGTGCTATATGGAATGACTTTATAGCCTATCTAGATGAGAGTATTCACTTACTTCAATTTGAAGTAGAGCAAGCTGAAAGCATGGAGGATGTGAAGAGAATACAAGGACAGTTAAAGGAAGTAAGGATATTTAAAGAGCTTCCGAGTATTTTATTACAGGATATGGAAGCTCAGATTAAGAATAAGGAGAGGAAAGATGGCAGAGATAGTAGTGAACAAGCCAACAGCAGAACCTAAGCCTGATCCAGATGCTCAGAGGTTAAAGATTCCTAAGAGGCCTCAGACTAGCATTAAGGATGGTCTTCCTGACCCTCAAGCTAAGGAGAAGAAGATTGTCCAGGACCAGATTAATGAGTTTATGGATGAGCAACAATTTCCTGAAGAGCCTAAGGAAATGAAGAATCCTCCTAAGAAGAAACCAACTCCTAAGCCTGAACCTGAGGAGATTGAAGAATTGGAAGAGGAAGAGTCTGAGGAGGAAGAGGAAGAAGAACCTACTGAAGAAGATGAGGAAGATGAGGAAGAGGAGGAGCCTGAAGAAACTGAAGAGCCAGATGAAGAAGAGGAGGACGAAGAGGATACAGATGAGGATAGCTTAAATGACATGGATCGAAGTGCTTTGAAAGCCTATATCAAAGAGAATGAACTTGATATAACTGTTTACAAGAGTATGAAAGATGATGATATCAGAGAAGCTATCCGTGAGGCAGCTGGAGAAGAAACTGAGGAAAAAGATTCAACCTTAAAATCATCCAGAGAAATGCTTAACATTCAGGCTAAGAGAACACTAGCTAGCATTGCAGCAACTCAGCAAGCAGCACCTGCTCCTGAACCAGAGCCTGATCCTGAACCAGATTTTACTGAAGAAGAGTTGGCAGAGGCTCAAGCTGATCCTGCTAAGTTCGCAGCTTTAATAAATAAAGTTACGAATAAGAAGATTCAAAAGGTGCAAGCAACTCAATCTCAAGTACAAGTA